GCCTGGTTCCGAGCTTTGGTTTAGCTGGAACCCGAACCTTGAGACTGACCCTGTAGACCAGCTACTGAGGGGCGAGAAGCCCCCGCCTGGTGCTGTGGTGGTGAAGGCGAACTATCGAGACAACCCGTGGTTGCCTGAAGTCCTGCGGGCAGAACTGGAATATGACCAGCGCCGCGACCCGGACAAGTTCGCGCATGTGTGGCTTGGTGAGTACCAGCGCAACAGCGAAGCCCGGGTCTTCAAGAACTGGCGCATCGAAGAATTTCAGACGGACCCCGCTTGGGTACTCAGGCAAGGGGCGGATTGGGGGTTCTCGGTTGACCCGTCTGTTCTTGTTCAGTGCGCCATTGTTGGCCGGACGCTGTATGTGCCGCACGAAGCGCACCGCATCGGCTGCGACATTGACTTTCTGCCTGACCTGTTCCGCACGGTGCCAGAAGCCGAGCGGTGGCCGACAACGGCAGACAGCGCCAGGCCCGAGACGATCAGCTACATGCAGCGCCACGGCTTCCCGAAGATGCTGGCCGCGCTGAAGGGCGCCAAGAGCCTGGAAGAAGGCGTCGAGTTCCTGAAGTCGTTTGACATCGTGGTTCACCCGCGATGCAAGCACCTGATAGACGAACTGACGCTCTACAGCTACGAGACTGATCCGTTAACCGGGCAAGTGTTGCCCAAGCTGGCGGACAAGGACAACCACGTTATAGACGCGCTGCGGTATGCCTGCGAAGGCGCCCGGCGATCTGTGAAAAGGCCCGCACTGTCGATGCCCAAGGCGTCGAGCGAGTCCTACCTGAGCATGTGATGCACGACACCCAAGACTTCATCTATGACAACCAAGCGGGCAAAACCTGCGTGCGCGTCGGCGGTGCGGAGCATTGGTTCGCCGGTTCGCCTGCTGGACTTGGTTGGCGCGTCGTGATCGACGGCCAAACGTGGCGGCTGCTGCCGTTCAAGGGCTGACGATGGCGCGCAAGAAGGCATTTCAGCGTGATGCGCTGGTGGAAGAGGCGCGGAAGCGCTTTGACTATGCCGTTGAAATGTGGACGCCGATCTATGACGCTGCCCGCGAGGACATGCGCTTCAGCGATCCCACGGACCCGCAGCAGTGGCCCGAGGATGTGAAGCGCGAGCGCAAGCACGCAACGGGCGGCGCTAGGCCGTGCTTGGTGTTCGACCAGACCCAGCAGTTTGTTCGGCAAGTCATCAACACGGCCCGCCGCAACAAACCGGCGATGAACTTTCTGCCTGTCGATGACGACAGCGACCCGAAGATGGCCGAGGTTCTGAAGGGCTTGGCCCGGCAGACTGAGTACGACAGCCGCGCAGAGGTGGCTTACATCACCGGCCTTGACCAAGCAACCCGAGGCGGCATCGGCTATTTTCGGCTGGTGCTCGAGCCCGTGAAGGGCGCAAAGGTGCAGGGCCAGCAGTGCGCCAAGATCAAGCGCGTTGTTGATTTCAGCAGCGTGTGGACCGATCCCGACTTCACGGAGCCGGACGGCTCGGATATGCGGTGGGGCTTTGTTGAAGAGTCGATGCACCGAACGCGCTTTGAAGCGCTGTATCCGAAGGCCAAGGCTGACGATAGCGACACGAAGGGCTGGTTCACGAAGGACCATGTTCGCATCGTTGAGTATTACCGGCTGGTCGAGCGCGACGGCGAGACGGTGTGCGAACACTTCAAAATGTCCGGCGAAGAAATCCTTGTTGACAAGGACGGCAACGAAGAGCGGACAGAGTTCCCGGCTGAGTTCGTGCCCATCTTCCCCGTGCTGGGGAATGAAGAGTGGGACGAAGGCAAGCGCCGCCTGTCTGGTTGCATCCGGCTGGCCCGTGATGCGCAGATCACGTACAACTTCGAGCGAAACAGCGAATTTGAGGCTGTGGCTGTCGGCCCCAAAGCGCCGTGGACCGGCCCGGCCGAAGCCTTCGCGGGCTACGAGGAGCAGTGGCGGCAGTCGAACAAAGGCAACATCGCGTTCCTGCCGTTCAACACGCTGGACGAAAACGGCAACCCGATCCCGTTCCGCCCTGAGCGCATCCAGCCCGCTGGCATTGCGACCGGCTGGACGCAACTGAGCGAGCGCAGCAAGAACGACATTCAGGCCGCGTTGGGCATGTATCAGGCTACGGTGGGCAACAACCCGAACAGCCAGAGCGGCCGGGCTGTCATTGCCCTGCAAGACAAGGCTGATGTCGGCTCGTTCCACTACGTAGACAACCTGGCTCTGTCAATCAGCCATTGCGGGCGCGTGCTCACTCAAGTGTGGCCCGTCATCTATGACCAGCAACAGGTGTTGCGCATCATTGGCGAGGACGATGACCCGCAGTTTGTGACCGTGGACCCGGAGGCGCCCGCTGCCTACATGGAGCAGCGCGACGTAACCGGCAAGAAGACGGTAACCATCAATCCTAGCGTTGGACGGTATGACGTTCGCACCACCGTAGGCCCGGCATTCCAGACCCGCCAAGTCGAGGCCGCTGCTGAGTTGGGCGAAATGGTCAACGGCAATCCGCAGTTGATGGCGATCCTTGGTGACGTTTGGGTGAAGATGCGCAACTTCCCCGAGGCCGAGAAGATCGCCCGGCGCCTGAAGGCCATGCTTCCCCCGCAGGTTCAAGCGGCCGAAGAGGAAGAGCAGCCCGCAGTGCCGCCGCAAGTCATGGCCGTGTTGCAACAAGCCCAGCAGGAGATTCAAGCCTTGCAGCAGCAGTTGCAAGAGGCTCAGAGCGGCATGGCGGCCAAGCAGTTGGAAGTCCAGGGCAAGCTGCAACAGACGGCGATGGTTGAGCAGTCCAAGCAGCAACTGGCATTAGCTCAGATTGAGTCGGCAGAGCGCATCGCAGCCATCAATGCTGATGTGAAGCGCGACATGAGCGAGCTTGCCGGGGCTATTCAGTTGATGGCGAAGAAGATGGAAGTGCCGCTGTCCCTGAGCACCGAGGTGGAAGGCGACTTGGCCGAGCCTGAAGAGGTGAAGCCCGACCCGATGCAGCAGACCATGCAACTGATCGCCGAGGCCATCGCCGCGCAGTCCGCCCCCAAGCGTAAGCGCATGGCGATTCAGGCTCCGAGCGGGCAGGTCTATGAGGGCGTGATTCAGGACGAGGACGGCGCATGACCGGCACCGGCACCGCCGAGATTGACTTCGGCGCGCACCCCGGCAGCAACGAGGCTGATGTAACCGTGGCGGCTGTAGGTGTCACGCCGACAACGCACGTCGAATCGTGGGTCATGGCAACCGACAGCACAACCGATCACACCGCAGCGGATCACCGCTACTTTGCAATGCTCTGCGCGCTGACCGTAGGCGCGGGCACCGATGAATTCACGATCTACGGGCGCAGCGAGCACAAGCTGACAGGCGCCTTCAAGATTCACTACGTTTGGGCTAACTGATGGCACTCGATAGCAACATCGTCGGCGCAGTCTCTGGGACTGGTGCAAACGTCGATGCCGACCGGCAACTGCTGGTCCGCACAAACGACGACCCGGCCAAGGCTGGTGCTGTTGTCGTCTACAACGAGAACGACGACGGCGGCCATACCGGCGTGCCGTACCGCAAGAGTTCCGAGGTGTCGCCCGACTACCGGCAGCGCATCGGCATTGACTCGGAGTTGTTCTGCGACAACTTCAACGCGACAAGCCAGAACACGGCGCAGTGGAGCTACACGTTTGCCACGATGACCGCTGCGCAGCCGGGCGCGGGAACGGTGAACTTCGGCACCGTGCAAGGCACAACCTCGGCTCACGGCGCGTTCATGCGCTCGCATCAATACTTCTCGCTTGCCAACACTGCGCCGCTTGCCGTTGAGTTCTTTGCCGGTCAATTCACTGCCGCGCTGACCTCGGGTGAAATCTTCCTGATGGGCCTTGGCCTGCCGTCTGCAGCCGTTACCCGGCCGACCGATGGCGCGTGGTTCCGCATCACTTCCGCAGGCGTTGAGGGCGTCATGGCTTTCAACGGCTCCGAGACATCGACCCTGTTCGATGTGCCCCTGCCGCTGTCGTCGCTGACGGTGGGGCAGATGTACAAGTTCCTGATGGTCGTCGGTGAGCGCGAAGTCGAATTCTGGTGGGACGACAAGCACCTTGGGCACATGGACATACCGGCCGCCAACGGTGTGCCGTGGCTTGCCGCTTCTGCTCCGGTGTTCATGCAGAAGTACAACACCGGAGCGGTAAGCAACACCAACACCATGCGGGTTGCACGCGTCGGCGTTGGCTTGATGGATCTTGCCACCAACAAGCCCTGGGCGCACCAGCGCGCCATCATGGGGCTTATGGCCTACCAAGGCCAAAACGGCGGCACGATGGGCACCACGGCCCTGCTGCCCAACGCCACGGCGGCCACCACGGTAACGGGCGCCGCGCTGTCGCAGACCGTGGCGATTGCTACGGGCCTCGGCGGGCAGGCTGGCATCGTGGCGGCGGTTCCCGGCATCGACGGCCTGGTGACCGCTTTTCAGTGCCCCACGCCGACCATCAACCTGACCGGGCGAAACCTTGTCATCACTGGCGTCCGCATCGACGCGGTGAACATCGGCGCTGCGGTGGCTACTACCGCTTCGGTCCTGCAATGGTCGCTGGCCTTCGGTGCAACTGGCGGCACGATTCCCAGCCTTGCGCAAGCTGAAACCGGCTCATTCGTGACCGCGACGGCGAAGGCATGGCGCCGCATTCCGCTGGGCCTGCACTCGTGGGTTGTCGGCGCAGCCATTGGCGCCCCCGCTGAAGCGATCCGGGAGACGTTCGATAGCCCCATCGTGGTTCACCCGGGGCAGTGGGTGGCATCGGTTGCCAAGTTCATTGTCGGCACGGCAACGGCAAGCCAGGTGATTTGGGCTGTCGTCAAGTTCGACGCCTACTACGAGTAAACCATGTCGCTGCTGCTGGCGCTTACCGGCGCGGTTGAGCCGCCAGCACCGCCACCAGCCGAGCAAGTAACGCCGGGATATGGCGGATTCAGGCTAGACCCGCCCCGCAGAAAGAAGCGCGAAGCCTGGCAGGACGAACTAGCCCGGCTGCGCGAGAAGCTAAAGCCTGAAGCGCCAAAGGTTGCGCGGGCTGCTGAGATTGCAGAGCCTGTGGCTGTGGTTGTCCCGCAGCTTACGAAGGCAGATCAAGCCTATAT